GCCATTTTGCACTCAGCGTCATAGAGGGCATTACTACCCTTGTCCATCTCCGCTGTTAGTCTCTGGAGTTCCTGAATGATGTGTGTTGGTGAAATAATCTCCATTTTTTAGTCTCTCTCCCTTTTCCCTTTGTAGCTGCCACATAATATCCACATCGGGGTAGTTGCCTCTAGCCCATTGCTCATTCAGACACTCCTGCACTTCCCGCAGGCTTGCTATCAGAATGTTCATTTCCAGATGATCCATTGGCAATTTCGGCAATCCTATCTAGTGTTTCTTTCGGTGCGTTGGCAGTTTTGGCTTCGCTGTATAACAGTCTAAGACCGTCTAGGTCATCGCCCATTGACTGAGCCATTACTAGCCAGTCCTTGAGTGGTGCTACTGGTTGCTTGGAGCGCTCTACCTTTGCCATCTCCTCACGGGATGGTCGTTTACCTTTTGGGCTGAACTCTCCACCTAAAGCACTGATAGCTCTACCGAGAGCTGATGTAGCGCAGTTCTCGACATGGCTGATTTTGTTTACAGGCGAAGTGCCTACTCGCTCCTCAGCGAAGTCCACTGTGGTTGGGTGCTTGTCAGCCTTGTCAGTCCAAACCGAAGCTCTGATGATGACCTGTGTATCTGACTGGCTTACTATGTCCAGCTTGAACCGACCAGCAGGAAACTTTTTCCAGAACAAATCTATGCGTTCTTGTACGGTCTGGTATTCGTTGAGATTGAAGTGTGCCATTTATTTCCCTATCTTTTCGTGGTGTAGGTACGGAAGTCCCGCACCCCTAGCTCTAAGGCTTATTCGGTGTTCTCCGTAAATCAAGCCCCTCTTGTTGCCGTTCATAGCAGATAGGACTCTACTCTTTAGCTCGGTAAGTTCCTTTTCAACACGCTCGAACTCATCAAGTTTGTTGAAGTAGTGCATACCCAAATCGTCTAGGTCTACTTCTCCGTCTGCAATGTTAGGGTTCAGGCGCTTTACAGTTTCCAGCGTAGAAGTTGAGCCATCCCACTGTGGCGGTCTCATTTGCGTCACATGGTTGCGGAACCGAATCGCAGCACCCAACAATGTGTCAGCTTCAAACTGATCCCACTCAATTTCAAACTCTTGATAACTGGAACCAGCCAGTGCGACAAGCTTTGCTTTCTTCAAACCGAATACTCGCATGTACCAAAGAACTTGTGCGCGGTAAGACTGAGGCACGGCTGTCCAGTAGTCGCGTGAGAACTTCACTTCTAGGATTCCAAACTCACCTGTTGAATCTGCGTAAAGTGCGTCAGGGTTTGCACGCATCCAAGGTTCCTCTTTGTTTGCCCAAGTTCCTGTTGTGTAAAGTTCCAACTCAGGATGTTCCTCGGAAAAGATTTCTAGGATTGGAGCTTCGAGTTTTGTTCCAAGTCGCATTGACATAGATGGCTCAATGCTGTCTGGAATTTGATTTGTCTTTTTGGCCCATTTTGTGTAGGCGCTTTCCCATTGAGACAAACCTGCGATAGCCGCTATGTCTGAACCGCCGATAGCACCAGGTTCGTTGCGTAGCTCATGCCACTCTGGAGAGCCGTTCTCGAAGTCTCCTAGAAGTACGGCATCCTGTATCTCGTTTATTACGCTTGGTAGCTTTGATAAGGCCAAGTGTTTCCCTCTCTTTCATTTGGCGTGAATCCCACATCTATTCGGTGTGGGATTTCACATTAGCGGGTTTTATCTGTAATGTAAACCTATGCTTAGCCACCGACAATTAGAACGCAAATACATAGAGCTTCAAGAAGCCATCCGAGATGTGCCAGGCGGAGTGGGGTGCGCCGTAGACCCCAATCTGTTTTTTCCAGATGATCTTGTTGGCAGTCCACATGACCGAAAATTAGTTGCTAATGAAGCGAAGGCAATTTGCTCGGTATGCCCGATAAAGATTCAATGTCTTGACTATGCGATTTCAGCAGGCATGCAGGGCATTTGGGGTGGAACCACGGATTCTGAGAGAAAGCGTCACTAATCAAGACGCTAAAAAGCCCGTACAGGTCATAAACTTACCTAGCTAGACTGTAGGGCTTATCTAGGGGTAAAACGGCTGTACGGGCGTTTTGGAGCTATTTAGGACTAATCCTCGTCTGGGACATTCTTGATAGCTAAGGCAGACCCACCAATAGCCAATACAGCAGCAGCTACATTCAAGATTTGCTGACCAAGCTCCCCAGTAATTGAGCCAATTGTAATAAGTAGTGGAACAGTAGCAGCAACGATTCCGTAAATCCATTTGCGTACATGTGGTGGCAGTTCAAGCATCTTCATCTTCTCCTGGTTTGTATAGTTTGACATCTTCAAAGGTAGCACTAGCGGTATAGGCAGTCAAGATAATTGAAATAAGAGCCACTCCGCCAATGACCATTTGAACCGAAACCTGCCTGTCCCAGACAAAGGTAAACATTCCAAACACAATCATTACAACGCCAACTCGGTATGAGCCAAAGATCAGTTTGCGTCTAAAGTTCCAAGAAGGACCAGAGCTTTTGCCCTTTTCGTCTTTCAGTAGAAAAACCGAATCCAACCAGTTCATTTTGCGTCTTTATGTGCCTTGATAAAGCTAATTGGTTCTTCGTAGTTCTTGCCTGTCAAAGACCAGACATAAGTTTTACCGCGCTGAATCTCAAAGTGTAGGTGCGGGCCTGTTGAGGCTCCAGTATTTCCTGACTCAGCTATCTTTTGTCCTTCTGCAACTTTGTCACCACGCTTGACTAGCAGGCTGCCCTTTTTTAGGTGCATGTAAGCAGATGTAATCCATTGACCAGCAATCTTGTGTCTTAGCTTGATGATGTAGCCACCGCCACCTGGTTCGCCGTTTGAAAGCTTTATTGAGCTAGGACCAGCAAAGACAACTGTGCCATTTGAGATAGCAAATACGGGTGTGCCAACTGCTGAGGCAAAATCGGATCCGTTATGCATTTTGCGAGTTTTTTCTATTGGATGAACTCTCCAACCGAAAGGCGAGCTAATGCGTGGGATTGGCTTGTCAAATGGAAGTCTCATTAGCCAACCAGAAGGCTAAAAAGGGCAGAGGCAAGTCCTGTGACACCAGCAGCTAGTCCTGTGTAAGCAACCTTTTCAATCCAAGCTAGGCGAGCAAGTGTCAGCTCTACCTCTCTCAAGCGTGCAGGAACCTCGTCTAGGTGGTCTAGCTTCTCAAGGATCTTGACTAGGGTTTCCCCATGCTCAAGTTGCTTGGCGTAAATTGCTTGCTGGGTTATGCGTACCCCAGTTGTTTCCTCAGCCATTAGCGAGTAAGGGCAGCAACCTCAGCCTCGGTCAAACCAAGAGCCAAGAGCTTTGCGTTAGCAGATTCTTTTAGAGCAAGCTGCTCGGCTTCTGCCGCTAGTCGCTCTGCCTCAGCCTGTTCGAAGGCAAGTCTGTCGGCCTCACGCTGTTGCAATTCAGCCTCACTTAGAGGAACCTCAGTTGCCTCTCCAGTGCTGCAATCAACCACAAGTTTCGTAATAACTTCACTCATTTTCATTCCTTAGTTTTTCTGGTGCATAGAGAGTAAGTAGTTCTACTGCCCAGTTTACCTTGTCGGCTATACGCTGACCTGGTGGCTGATAAGTATTCCACAATTCTAGGTTTTCAAGCCTATTGTCATGTCTATCGCCGTTTATGTGGTGAACATTCTCATTTGGATACAAAGCCCTGCCAAGGTGCTGACTCATTACAAGCCTATGCTCAAGTATCTTGCCATCGCCGTTGGCGTTTGGATGGCCCTCTGGTGCTGAAACTGGAATGTAGTTTTTAGGTGAGCGTTCCTTTTTAGGTAAAGGATTCGTGCTGCCATGCCTTTTCAGGCGATTGTAGTGAGTATTGCAAAGTTCTAGTGCCTCTTTAGGCTTGCCACACATCTCATTGTTTTCAAGCACTTCGCAGACTGCACCCGCATAGCGTTTTTGCCCGACTATCCTGGCATCGCCGTATTTCTCAAAGCGCCTAAGGTGTGTATTGCAAAGCCGTCTTGTATGTACGGGTTTTTCACATTCAGCTAAGGTGCAGACTCTCCTGCCTTTGGTTGGCTTGGCACCCATGTAGTCAGTGGTTCCCCACTTCCTAAGCCTGTTGTAATGCTTCTGGCAAAGCCCTCGGCAATACTTCTTTGTTGTGCAATCTTGTACTGAACACATACTCGTATTCTACTGCACAAACCCAACTAAGGATCTTGTTATGGAGTGGTGGTCACTATTCCGTCAGAGCCTTTTGTGATTTTGTAAAGAGAAATTGTAGAACCAGCAACTAAGTCACCCGGAGATGAAGCTATTGCCAAGCTGGTGATGGCGGCTGTATTGCTCCATAAACCAGCAACTAAGTCTTGGTAAGCGCCTGTACCATTGTTCTCGGTTACCGAATCAGTTGAATAGCTTTTATTTGCGCCGCCTGTGTAGTTAGGAATGTAAGTCATAATGTTGGAGAAAACATTTGCTGTATGAGCTGCGTCGGTGGCGTTTCCTGCGTATCTGGCCAAAGTTCCTCGGGAAACGCTAGAACCGTTTCCATCTAAGTATCTAGATGAAAAAGATGAAGTTGATCCATTGAAGCTAATGTAAACACCAGTCGGCCCGGTATTAGTTGTTCTAACAGAGCAGAGAATAACTAAATCAGTTGCGTCCTGAGGTATGGATGTAAATTCAATAGCGTTTTGAGTCGATCCCAAAGTTTTAGATTCAATTAGCTTCATGCTATGACTCCATAAAGTGAGAATGTTGAGCCTGTGCTAAAAGAAGTTCCGACTCCTAATCGAAGGCTAGTGACCGCTGCGGTGTTTGCCCATCTTATCGCACCTGCTACGACTTCGGACTGCTGAGCGTTGTTGTTTCTAATCAGAATAGTTTTGTGCTTATCTGTTGCCGAGTAGTCCATAACATTCATAATCAATGTTTGCTTGTTCGAGCCGTAGAGAGCTGAAACGGCATCAGATGTTCCAGATAAAGAACCAGTTGTTGTGCTGTTTCCGTACATAAGCACTCTTGTATAGTTTGTGCCTGTGTCATTGTTCAAAGCCAAAAACACATCAACGCCAGAAGCTCCGCCTGTGTGGTCGGTTATCAAAATCAAGTCACGGTAAGTTGCTGGAATAGAAGAAAAGGTGACAGAAGCTGCTGATGAACCTAGAGTCACAGTAGCTAAACTTGTGTATGTCGGGGTCGGCACTTAGCTCACCATTCCTTCCAAGAGTTTCTTTTTTGCCTTGTATCGGCGAGTAGAGTTTCTGCCGTTGATTAGTTGGCACTCTCGGCAAAGTTGTCCAGGCTTGCCATTTCTATCTCTAGTGATGATGTTATCAGGCGTGAGTGAGTGTCCGTTTTTGCAGTGAGTCCTGTTAGTCAAGCCTCGAAGTCCGTTGAGCTGGTTCTCTCTAGGTGTGACAACTTGTAGGTGGTTAGGGCTCACACAAGAGCGGTGGATGCAACCTGCTTCACCCAGACACATTCCATGAGCGATTGCAACATTGTGGCAGATGTGGTCAAGGTGCATACCCTCTGGGATAGGACCATTGACTTTTTCCCAAGCTACTCGGTGAGCTTTGCGTTGCTTGCCCTTGTAATAGACAGCTCCGTATCCATGCTTGTTTGTTGGTCGGGTAAAGATACAGCCACCTAGTTCGGCAAAGGTTGGTAGAGGTGTTGGCATTTGTTATCCCTTTATTCCGTATAGAGAGAAGCGTGAACCTGAAACAAAGCTGGCAAACTCATCAAGTATCTTGATTTCTGTGATGGCTGGGGTTTCTGCTAAAGAACCGCTATACAAGCCTATTCTGTTGTATCCACCAGTGACACCTGACAAAGCCCTAAAGGTTTTGTTTTTTGATGTACTGTAAGCGTCAAGCAAATCTATAACTATACCCCCAAAAGCATTAGCTGTTGAAGTGGCTGCGTTTGCTCGACCAATAAGAATTGAGGAACTTGATGTAGTTGCTCCAGAAGTGACAGTTGAACCATTGCCAACAAGTTCGTGAGAAAAGTAATTTGAAGCAGTTATGGTATTGAACTGAAGTCTAATTCTTGTATCGGTGTCGGCTCTTGTAGACCTAGAAAGAGCCCTAATCTGTAAGTGCTTGTAGGTAGAAGCGTAAGTTGCCAGACCAGAAAAAGTAATAGAAGTCTGAGCTGAACCTAAAATGTTTGATTCAATAAGCTCATAAGCCCCAGCAGCAACTCCCCCACCAGCCCCAGCAGCACTAAAAATACCTAACGCTGAGAGAGTCATTAGACCGCCGTTGCGTTACCAATAATGCGGTAAGTGTTAGCAGCAACACAGATCACAGATACAGCGTCATAACGCTGACCAATTCTGTAAGCGGTTCCAGCGGTTCCTCGACCTGCAAGTGAGGTAGCTGTTCCATCTCTAGTAATCGTCACAGTTCCAGCACCATCTTGCAAGATGTCCACACGCTCGCCAGCCTGGAAAGCTGTGGCTGTACCGATAGTCACTGTGACTGCTGAGGCAGAGTCAAACTCTAGAATCTTGTAGCGGTCAGCAGTTGCCACTGTGTAAGTAGTAGCAGTAGACAGGGTAAGTGTCGTTTCATTGCTGAGGTAGGTGTTTACATCAGCGGCTGCTAGGACTTCTCCTGCGGTAAAGGTTTTTCTTGGCATTGGTTTCCTTTGGTCTTTTTATAGTTTACTACTCGTAGGCAAGGCGGTCATTATCTAGCTCACCAAGTACCAAGTCATCAAGGATAAAGACAGCAAAGTCTAGGCGCTCTAGGGCGAAGCTGATGTTCTTGCTACCAGGAGTCCAGTCGTGGTTTACCCCAATGATTCGGCAGTATTGCTCGATAGCTGGCGGGATGTCAGAAGGCTCAAACCGAACCTGAACGATGTCACCAATTTCTAGGTCTAGCACCTTGTCTTGGTTTACGGTGCTTAGGGTGTCTAGGACTACTGTAACGGTCTCGAAGCGGTACTGAGGCTCTTTGTAGCGAGCTAGGAAAAAATCGGCTAGGAACTGAAGCTGCTCTGGTTCCTGAATAAGCAGCCCTGATTGGCTTAGAGTTCTTGGTCCGTAGACTGCCTGAGAAGTTGCATCTTCGGCAAAGGCTTCTTCTGGGAAGACATCTGCGTTTGTAAGGGCGATTCTGTTGTACAGGTTCTCTGATCCATAGATGATGTTCACATCGGCAAACTGAATACCTGTGTAAACGCCTGCAACTACTTCGTCTGAGAACACAAGGTCAGGGGTGTTAGGCACAGCGTTTCTTTCGCGGAATACAACCTTGCCATCCTTGCCCAAGAACAAAGTACCGAACTCTGAGTTAGCCACAAGCTGTAGGTACTCAAGCGCTCCTGTTCCTTCTGCTACATCTGTGTCAAGCATTGTTGAGTTGCCTGGGTCAATCTCTCTCAGTTCAGCAGGCCAGTCAATCTCAGGTCTGTCTAGGACAGTGTTTATGCGAGCGCCTGATAGTTCTGAGGTAGGAGTGAACTCCTCAAGCCCTGCGTTGGTAAGAACCGAAAGTGCGTCAGAAGCGTCAATACGAACAACGGACTGCACGCCTGGCTCATACTGAATGTCAAAGTCATCTACAAAGCCAATAAAAACAGGAGCTTCATTGCTAGTCACTCGAACCGAACGCCTAGGTATGAGCTGACCGAAGTATGGTCCAGCTTCGTATAGCGGGTCAAAGGTTCTGTCTGAGTTGTCTACTGTAACCGAAAGCACACCAGCGTCAATACGATCTAGTGCTTGAGACTTGCCACGGCGAATCTGTGCTGTGACTAGGCGGTCAGTAATGTCAAAGTAGCGCTCTCCACCGAGAGTAAATTCTGTGTTGTCTAACACGCCCCTAGTTGCACTGTCTAAAACAAATGCATAAGGGTCTCTATCGCCTAGGTTTAGACCAAGCTCAACCTTGACTGCGGGAGCTGGCATTACGCACCCTGCCAGACAGCGCCAGAGGTGCGCTCGTAGTCCTTGATAGCGTCTACGATGGCTTTACCGATGGTCGCTCCAGAACCGACTCCACCGCTGACATTTATGTTGTAGACGGTTTCTTGCTTGCCCTGACCGAATAACGACTGAGTGCCTGTTGTGGCGATTTCAGAGGCTAATGAACCAAGCTGTCCATAACCTGCATTTATCTCACCTAGCGCACCAGCACCACCAGCAACCAAAGCACCTGCCAGCCTTGCACCAGCCATAGGACCAGCCTGGATAACTTGCTGTAGTAGAGCTGGGTCAAGACCCATAGTTGCAAGCTGTGAAATGTTCTTTGAGAAGTCTTTGACCTTAGAAAGCAGTTTGTTCATGTTGCGGATGATTGAGTTAGTAGATCCGCCTAATTCCTTGATGTCAAAGGCTCCCAGGATTGCGTCTCTAATCCCACTAAAGGTAGTTTTGACCGAATCTAGGAAAGACTGATATACACGAGCCTGTTCTTCAGTCCTAGCCTTTTCCTTCTCTGCTAGTTCTTGAGCGATTCTGTCGTTATCTTGGTCAATTTTATCTTGCTTGGCATCTGCATCCGCTTTTATTTGAGCAAGCTCGGCCTGACCAGCAGCAGTCTTGTTGTAAATTCTTTGAAGTTTTTTAGCGTGTGCGCCAGCAGTTTTTTCAATCTTTGCTAGTTGCTTTCTAGCAGCTTTTGGTCCTTTATCAGTAATTTGCTCAGCAAGGCCCGCACTCAAATTCTTGGAAATTAGCTTTCCAGCTAATCGAGATTTTGTAGCCTCTTGTTTAAGGCTTTGCATAATACTTGGTTGTTTCTTACCACCACCGCCAGTAGCAGCAGTAATGGCTCCAGTATCAGTAGTGCCTTCTTTTTTATCGTCACCAAGCTTTACACCAGCCTGCTCAGCCATACGGCGCATCTCATTAGCCGCTTCTTGAGCAGAAATCTTTACGCCAATGACTTGTGCTTTTAGGTTGTCAAGTCTTGCTTTGTCCGCACGGGCAACTTCGGTCTGTAGTCGTTTAGCTTCATTAGATGTTTCAGCAAAGTCCAGCGCTAATCTACCGAACTTACCGCCCATGTAGACACCAGTTTTAGCTGTCTTATCGCCTATACCATTGAAAGCTTTGAGAGAAGCTCCAGCTAGGTTTGTATCGTCAGTAAGTCTTCTTGCGGCATCTGCACCAAATATGAAAGCCCCACCAAGTAGAAGCAAAGTAGTGGTAATTGGGTTTGCTGCTATAAAGGCCGAAGCTACGGCAAATAATCTAAGTGCAGTCGTAACTGTTCCAAGAAGTATGGCAAATTGAACCAAAACCCCGAAATTACCTGAAATGAACCCAAACGCAGATCCTACGCTATCCGCAAGAAAGCCCATTGTTTGACCAGTGGTTGTTGTTGCATCACCAGTGTCTTTGATGAATTGAATAAATACTTCTAGGGCTGGCTGTGCGTCTGTGACGGCCTGAGTGAGCCTTGGCGTTACTTCATCTACCAGTGGTTTCAGTGCAGCAACTAGCTCTCCGATAACTGGCAAGAGTTGAGTTCCAATAGAGGCTTGCATGTTTTCGATTTGAGCCTGAAGCTTCTTTTGCTCTACATACAAATTGCCCGACTGAGCGCCAAAGGCTCCAGTTGCATCTGCCGCACGCTGGTAAAGAAGTTCCAACCGAATAGTCTGCTCGGCATTACGGCGAGCAGCACCAGCAAGTTTGTCTTGTCCCCTGGCAGCAAGTTCTGAGTTTATTTCGCTTTGCTTCATAGCGACACCGAACTTCTCAATCGGGTCGTACTCACCACGGAATAGCGCGGTCATACCAAGCAAAGCTTCTTGGACATCGTAGCCATATGTTGCAGCTAGGTCCACACCAAGAGATACAAGCTTCTGAGTTTCGCTAGTTACGAACTCCATGCTGAAGCCAGACTGCTTTAGAACAGATCCTAAGAATACAGATGCCTTAGCAGCGTCTTTTTGAGCTAAACCAAGATTTTCAGCATTGAGAGTAAACTTCTCTATAGCTGGAGAAAACTCATCAAAAACAGTCTTGACCGAAAAAATGTTTCGCTCTAGGTCACGAGCAGAGTCAATGGATTCTTTTGTAAACTTTATAGCTTTAGCTGCTAAACCAAATGAAGCAATGGCAGCACCGACTTTGCCTAGTGTCCCACCAAGCCCTGAAGTTGCCCTACCAAACTCCCCTAGTTGTTTAGTAGCTGATGATATCCCATTGCCCTTGAAGGTGCTGACAATGTTGAGAAACATGTTGCTCATGCGCGGTTATTCCTGTCAATGTTCTGTTCAACAAATCTAATAGTTTCGTCAATAGCCTTTTTAGCTTTAGCAGCTACAGATGGCAAGGACTTATCAAAACCAGGATAAACATTTCTTGACTTTTTACGCTTACTTGGCTTGACAACACTGCCCAGGTTATTGAGGAACTCTTGTACAGCCATAGGCTGAATTTCATGGCTTCTCATAATTTCAGGGCCACCAAACTCTCTAATTTTATACATTCTTGTAGTAGCTCTTGAGCCGTGTTTTCTAGCTATATCAGCAAGGACTACACCAGCAGAGTGAACCCTGACTCTCGCAATTCCTGTGGCTCCTTTTTTGTTTCTATCTAATTGCGAAGAAGTAACTTCATCGTATTTCTTACGCTTAGCACCGCTTACAGGACTTCCGACTTTTCCGTAATTAGTTCCCCATCCAGTACGACCACCGTGTCGCATACCACTCATAGGACCATCAAAACCCAGAGGATCTGTCAATTCGTCTTTGACGCTTTTTACGGCTGGCTCTGAAATCTCTTTCCAGCGCTTCTTTAGTTCTTTCATCTGCTGAGGGTCAATCTTTTTGAGTTCTCTTACAAAGAGCCGCCAGTCTGAGGCATAGACTTTTACTGCACCATTAGTGCCGCCGTAGAGTTTCAATGCCATTTAGTCCGCCTATCTAACCTAAGTCTACCGAACAAAAAAGAAGCACCCCGAAGGGTGCTTCTTCTCAGCGCTTAGGTGCTTGGTGCGTGGCTCGCCATACAAGATAGCGACCCAAGGTCCAGAGCATCCGTTCATCGAGCTTCATAAGCTCAAGAGGACTGATGCCTGTCTCTACAGCTAATGTGGCAATGTACCAATGAGCTGAAGAATCACCAAGCCCAACTATTTTTTTTGTTCAGACGGGCTAACACTTTCTACGGTGTCCACCCACTCCTCGAACGAAAGAGTAGTTGCTTTAGTGCGGGACTCGCTTGCCCAAGCTAGGAAAAGCAAGTGAGTAATCTTGATGTTGCTCTCAAGACTGGCTATTGACATGTCAAACTTTGTTTCAAGCTTTACCATGTCAGATGGATTGCAAATGATTTGTTTTAGCTCATCTGGCTTAGCAGAGTAAGCAACTTGTAGGTTTAGTCTCATAGTTGAATCCTAGCAGTTATTAGGCTGCTGCGGTTGCCCTGGTGACTTCACCAGTGACAGGCCATGAAACTGACAATGTGGCCAAATCGCCCACTGCGCCAGCGAAAGGCTGGTACTGGGTTACAAGCGCTGTGAACTCATACTGCGGATTGGTAGCTGTTACTGTGCCAGAAGTAGGCGCAATCTTTACAGCTACGGTGGAACCGAGCAATGGGAACAATAGAGCGTCTACGGCTCCTGCTCCGAAGTCCTGCATGAAGTCAAGTGATACAGATGCGTCTTTTAGTCCACCAATACGGGTTCTGTAAGATGATCCGAAAGCT